ATTAGAAGCAGGTAGCTACACTATGGAAAATGGCAACAAAATGACAATCGGAGATAAATCTGAAATCCTTGACTTAGGCGAAGAAAAAGAAGCTGAAGATGTGGAAGCATCTGAGGAAGAACTTTCTGAAGAAGTAGCTGAGGAATCTAAAGAAGAAGAATTAGCTGAAGAAGCTGATGTTGCTGATTGGAAAGGAATGGAAATTAGAATTAAAAATTTAGAAGATGCTGTAGCTGATTTAAAAGCTGATAAAGTAGAGGCATCTGCTGAATTATCTGAAGAAGCTACTGAAGAAGTAGAAGAAGATAAAACAGAAATGAGTTCAGAAGTTATGGGGGAACTTATGACACAAATAGAAGAACTTAAAGGTAAGATAGTAGAATTAAGTGGCGAACCTGCTACGGAAGGTATTTCATACAATCCTGAAGGAACAAATTTTAACTCTACTATTGATTTAAAGAAACTGTCTACTAAAGAGAGGGCAGCATATTACATTAACAATAAATAATTTTAAAAATGGCAAATAATAAATATAATTTAAGTAAAGATTATCAGTTTGATATTACCGTAACTGATAACACCTATGCAGGTAAATTAGCTTTGCCTTATGTGACTGCTGCAGTCAAATCTCCTGACACGATTGCAAAAGGATATGTAAGACAAATAGACGGTTTAAATAGTAAAGCAGTAATATCTAACTTAGGAGTTTCTGATCCTGTAGTAGCTGCTGCTTGTGCTTTTTCATCAGGTAATGATACATCATTAACTGAACAAGTTTTAACGCTTACTGATATGAAAGTAAATGAAGAAATTTGTAGAGGAACAATTTTTCCTACTTGGATTGGCGAAAATATGGATAGAAATGGAAACTTACCAGGAACATTCGAAGACTTTTTATTATCAGCAGTTGCAGGAAAAGCAGGTGCGCATATAGAAAATATGATTTGGAAAGGTTCTTCTCCATTTGGAACAGGTTTCTTGTCTAATGATGGAACACAAGATGAGGCAGGTGCAGATGCAAGTCAACTAAAAGATTTTACAGAAGTGGATTTTGCAAATGCTCTAGCTGCTTCTGACATCTTAACTGATATGGCTTCAGTATATGATGCAGCAGTTGGTATTGCAGGTTTGACTTCTAAGCCAGGTTTTGGTTTCTATATGAATGCTAAAACTTATGCTTTCTTAATCCAAGCACTAGCTAACGCAGGTTCTAATCAAGGTATTAACAGTTTAGGTGTAGCACAATCATTTGAAGGCATTACATACTTTGGATTCCCAATTTACGTATGTCCTGGAATGTTTAATGACGTTATTGTTGCAACTTACAAAGAGAACTTAGTATTTGGAACTAACCTAGCTACTGATTGGACAGAGGCAAGAGTTATACCAACTTACCAATTTGATGGTTCTGATAATGTAAGAATTGTAATGAACTTTGCATTAGGAGTGCAAGTTGCTGTAGCAGCAGATGGTGTTTACGGTTCAACTGTTTGGACTTAATAGATATTTTAAATGGGGAGTTGTAATAGACTCCCCTTTTATTAACCTTTTAATAATATAATAATATGGCTTGTGATATAACAAGAGGACGATTGATAGACTGTAAAGATAGTATAGGTGGTTTAAAAGCTATCTATATTTGTAAAGCATACAACAACAATGTTTCTGCTGTGGCTACAATCAATACTACTGAAATGACTAATGCAGGTTTTGCTACTTGGTCATCACAGAGTGGGGGTAAAACTACAGTATTTAAATATGATTTAGTACAGAATCTATCTTCTCTTACGGTTAATATAAATTCTGATAATGCTAATGGTACTACTTTCTTTGAGCAAACTCTTTCTGTAGTTTTACAGAAGATAGACCACGATATGACTAATGAATTAAGACTTATGGCTTATTCAAGAAGTCAAATCTTTGTTCAAGATGCTAACGATAATGTTTATTTATTAGGAATAGACGGTGGTTGTTATGTAACAGGTGGTACTGTAGTAACTGGAACTGCTAAAGGAGATATGAGTGGATATACCATAGAATGGGGAGCAGAAGAAAAGAATGCTTTAATACAGCTTCCTGCTAGTGGTGGTGCAGCACAAAGTGGATATCCATTTGACGGACTTGGTGATGTCCCTGCTGATTTAACAATCACAGTAGGAACTTAATCGTTACTCTAAATAGATAAAGAAAGGGGTTTTATGCCCCTTTTTTTGTACATTAAAAAACAATATCCTAACTTTTATATTTATAATAAAATACTATGGCTTGGAAACTTAAAAAAGAATGGGAAGGTAAAAGTGTTGATAATATCAATATCCCATTAGATGAATTAACACAAAAGCAAATACAAGGATTGAACGAAAGTATTAGAAATAGTTTATTTGTAGAAGAAAAACCTAAAAAGAAAAAGAATAGTGGCTTGGCGAATTAAACCAGAATACGCAGACAAATTTATAGGAGATATAAATAATTTTGATAGTGATGCTTTAGATTCATTAAAATTAAATTATCCTGAATTAATGAATAAATACTTTATAGAACAATGATTCAAAATTTTGCATCTAGTAGTAATGTGGCATTTGCAGCTTATGTCAATATATATGATATAGTTAGCACAATTACTTATACTCCTTTATGGGTAATTAAAAGCCAATTAACAAGAAAAGAAAAAGCATTTATTCCTACTATTTTTAGTCAAACAACTAAGCCACGAGCAGCTTTATTTTTTTATCAACTTAGAAATGATGTAGCAGATGAGAATTTAACAACTGGTCTTATATTTATAGGAGATACTGATTATCCTTTAGGATTTTATGATTTAGAAATATATAATAATTCTTCTGCTTCTAATCTTGATAAGTCAGGATTAACAAAATTATACACAGGATTATTTAATGTAAGAGGCGGAACAAATAATGACGCAGACACAGAAAGCGTTTATGTAACAATATAATTATGAATTTAGATTTAGTAAAATTAAGCCACTATAACATACCTCATTTAGTAGAAGATACTAAGAATGACTGGGTAAATTTCGGACAAGATAACTTATACCCTAACTATCTACTAGAACTATTCTTAGGAAGTGCTATTAATGGTGCTTTAGTTAAGTCAATAGGTGCTATGATATATGGCGAAGGATTAGCTGCTACCAATGCAGATGACAACACAGACACAAAAGAATCTTATTTGCGACTTACAGAGCTTTTACATAATTCTGATGATGATGTATTAAAAGACCTAGCGATGGACTTAAAGCTATTTGGAGGGTGTTATGTTAATGTCATTTGGTCTAGGGATAGAAGTAAGATAGCTAAAATGTTACATATTCCTGCTCAATATATCCGTAGTGGTAAAATGATAGACGGAGAAATAAGACACTACTACTACTCTGCTGATTGGTCTAAAACAAGAAAAGCAGAATACAAACCAAGAGCATATCCTGCATTTAATACAGAAGATAGAACACAAGCTAGTCAGATTTTAATGATTAGAGATAAAAACCCTGCTTTATTCTATGGCTTTGCTCCTGATTATGTAGCTGCTACTGACTGGATTCAAATGGAATTAGAGATTGCTCAGTTTCATTTATCTAATATAACGTCAGGAATGACTCCTAGTATGCACGTTGGATTCTCTAACGGTATACCTACTGAAGAAGAAAGAAGAACTATAGAAAGACAATTAAACGCTAAATTTGCAGGTAGTGGTAATGCAGGTAAAATACTTATTACTTTTAATGACGGTAAAGAAACTGCACCTGTTATAGAACCTATCCAAATGAATGACGCTCAGTCAGCTTGGGAGGGTATGAGTAAACAAGCCGTTAATCAAATCTTAGCAGGACATAGAGTTACATCACCAATCCTTTTTGGAATACGTGGAGAAGGTGGTGGACTTGGTAATAATGCTGACGAACTGAGGGATGCATATTCATTATTTAATAATTCAATCATCATTCCCTTCCAGAATACGCTTTTAAAGGGTTTAGAGAAGATATTTAGAGTTAATGACATAAACCTTGATTTGTACTTTAAATCGCTTAAACCTGCTGATTTCATTGATTTAGAAGTTACTAAGACACAATCTGAAGAAGACCAAGAAAAAGAAGGTGTTACAAAAGAAGATATAAATACAGAAGAATTAAAACACGAATTTAAAGACTTACAAGACATAGACACTAAACCTACAGGTGGTATGGTAGAAGAAGCTATAAAAGGTTTAGAATGGCGAAGAGAATATGGCAGAGGAGGGACTCAGGTAGCTGTCGCAAGAGCCACAAACATAAAAAACGGTGACAATCTTAGTTTAGACACTATCTCTCGTATGAACAGTTTTTTTGCAAGGCACGAAGTAGATAAACAAGCTGAAGGTTTTTATCCTGGAGAAGAAGGATATCCAAGTGCAGGTAGAATAGCTTGGGCATTATGGGGAGGCGATGCAGGACAAAGTTGGGCAAAAAAAAAAGTTAAAGAAATAGAGGGCGTTAGAGCTGACTTATCAGATGACGAATTTGACGATGTATTTAACGCTTTAAAAGGAGAAAAGATAGATTTAGATGAATGGGAAGTAGTAGATGAGCAAGATTATGTAGATGACTACGAGGATTGGGCAGATACATTTATAATGCCTAAAGAAAAAAAAGAGTTTGCAGATGAAATATCAGCAAAACCTGACGGATTTAGTTATTTAGATAAATCATATTATAAAATACGATTTAAGTATTTTAAAAAGAGTAAAAGAACAACTAAAACAGGAACATCAAGATTGTTTTGTAGAAATATGATGAGATTATCAGGAGAAGGAACTGTATATAGATTAGAAGATATTGACGCAGCTAGTAGAGCAGGTGTTAATAAACAACTAGGACATAAAGGTAGAAAGTATGACCTTTTCAAGTTCAAAGGAGGAGTTTGGTGTACTCACGCCTGGAAGATAGTTTTATATCGCCTTAAAGCAGGTAGTGAGCTAAAAGAAGGACAGGGATTAGATGACTATAAAAAAACATCATCAATACCTAAAACTTACGAGCCAAAACCAAGAGGAATAAAGGACGCAGTTCAAGCAGCAAACGCAAGTAATAATTGGTGGAAATATCCAGGTAGAAAATAAATTAAAATTATGGCATTAGAAATAGCATATACAAGTTCACACGGTGTAGAATCTCAAGAGGCATACCACCGTATATATAAAATAGTTTATAACGTAAGAAAAACAACCTCAGCTACTGCTTATGCAGAAGTTTATTATAATAATAAAGCAAGGACTTCAGGATTTGACCCTATTGATACAGTTGAGTTTGATTTTGTTATGGATGTATCAGGTAAAGGTGAAGAGCCAGTAACACAAGCATATAATTCTTTGAAAACTAAAGCAGTAGTTAAAGATAATAGAGGTAAGACTAAATCACTAGATTATTCAAAAGCTAAAGACGTTTAAATATGGCAATACAACACACATTATTTATATCAGCAACAAGATTAAAAAAAGATACGGCTTTAGGTGGCTCAGTAGATGACAACCTTATAATGCCTTATATTCTATTAGCTCAGGATATGAACATATTACCTGTTCTTGGAACTGATTTATACGAAGCTCTTAAAACTAAAATAAATGGAGGTACTCTAACAGGAGATTATAAGACCTTAATGGAAACCTATATACAACCTGCATTAGTTCAATTTTCATTTTCTCAACTAGCACCTTATTTAAGGTTACGTTTTGTTAATAATGCAGTTGTAGTAATGGGAGCAACAGAACAATCTTCTAGTGCTACTTATGATGATATAAAGCCATTAATGGATACGGCTACAGATGCTGCACAGTTTTATAGACAAAGATTGATAGATTATTTAACAGACAAAGGTAGTTCAGCATTTCCTGAATATGCTAGTAATAATGATGCAGGAGAAATGTCTCCTACTACAAGAAACTACTACGCAGGAATGAATCTTGATGTAGCACCAATAAGTAATAGAATGAAGAACTTTTTACAAGGAGCAAACATTACTACTTATGACTGTTAAGAGAAGAACATATCCGAGTAGCTTGGAGAATTTTAAAAAGTTAAAAAATTATATTAAAAAATTAAATAATGGCAGGACAAAGATTAACCGACAAATCAGGACTAGCACAGCAACCAGCAAAGGATGATTTATTAATGGTTGTAGATGCCTCAGATACAACTGGGTCAGCACAGGGAACAAGTAAAAGAATAGAAGCTAAAAATGTTATAGCTGTAGAGTCAGTTTCTCTATCTAATGCACAAGTTTTAGCACTACATACTACTCCTGTAGAGTTAATAGCTGCACCTGGTAGTGGTTTGGGCATTATGTTTCATAACATTTTAGTTGATGGTATTTATGTTAGTAGCACAGAAACAAATAGACAAGCATTAGTATTTGCTTATGGAAATCCTAGTTTAAGTGGTGGCAATACGTTTGGTACTTTACACAGGTGGATGTTTGGTAGGACAGCTAGTAATACCAATAGTATATTTATGGAGCCTATATCGGGTGTTTATTTCGACAATCAACCTCTAAAGGTAAATTCAGACGGAGCTTTTTCTGCTGATTTTACTGCAGTTATACATATATCTTATACAATAATAAAACTATGATAAAATATCTATTCTTATTATTACCTTTTTTAACCTTTAGTCAAGGTGGCTTTTTTAAGTATTCTACATTTTATACTTCTATGAGTATGAATACTTCTATGATAGAATCAGAAGATTATCAAGCAATCGCTAAAGGGTATCAAGATATAACACAAGTAAATCCTTATGACTATAACCTAACTATTGGTATTCGTAAGATTGCTAGATTTGATTATGAGTATAAAGTAAAAACCTGGTATTATGGAACTGAAAAAGCTGTTGCAGATAATGTTACTATTGGTAATTCTAATGGTTGGGAGTATCTGCTTAATTATTCATTTATACGTAATCGTTCCGATAAGTTTACTGAGCAGAACTTTTGGCTTAGATATCTTGGAAACAGATGTGTAACTAAAATACAATATACTGACAATCAACGAGTAGATTTAAGGTACAATTCAATAGATTCTAGATATAGAATAAAAAAGGGCAATTTTGACTTTACTATTGGTGCTAATTTTAGGATGCACGATCCTTATGGTATAAATCCTATAGAAGATTTCTGGATTCCTGGACAAACTTCCTTTCAACAATTAGCTTCAGATTTTGGATATTCTAGCCAATTTGTTAATGGCAGATGGCATTGGTATAAAGAGGGCGAAGTGATAGCAACGTCAAATGATGAGTTCTACAAGCATTATTTCGGTCAAGCTATAGCGGAGTTCAACGAAAGAGAGTTAGACGCTCTAGGGTCACAAAATGAGCTTTCTGCTGTATTTGGGGTGGCTTACTATAACTATAATCCTAAGTTTTGGCTACATATATGGGCAAATGTAATGCCTTTTCACTATGGTTTAGATGATTATTCTTTTGAGTATGGAGATGGCTTAAATAAGCTAGATTGGGATTCAGGGATGATATTAGGTTATAGAGTCACAAAACATTTAGGAGTATTTATAGAAGGGACTCATCAAAGATATTGGAATAAGCC